TGATAGCGACATTCTTAAGATGCTCCAGTGTTTTAGCTAACCCACCATTCTTTGATGTAGTTAACGGATTGTCCATAATACCTGTGAGGCTCACCCCCAACAGACGTTCTTCTTCTGTGTTGTCCTTCCACTCCTTAGTGAGATATGGAAAGTGTGTGTAGGTACTTTGGATCGTACCCAAGATGGTAGCAAGTTTGACCTTGCGTTCTAGGTCTTCGACAGTATCAGTCGCACGGATAACACACTCTGTTAAGTTACAGAACTGAGAATCCCGTAAGATGATTTCGCTGCACGGGTTAGTCCCAAAGTCTTGCTCTACATCACGGCGTCCGTTCTTACCAGCTTGTACCTTAGCAGCCTGACGGTTGAAGATACCACGTTCACCACTGCCACTTTCTACTAGGGCTTGCCACTCACGCATGAAAGAGATGCTGTCTGGCTTCTCAGTGTAGCTCACAGAGTTGTTAGCCAAAGCTCGTTGTGGGTTGTTCTCCCACCATGCACCTGACTTAGCGTGACGCATACGGTCATCACTTAGGTTGCTCAATGAGATCATAGCCGAACGTCTCACGCCACCTACGACCACCACTTCACCGATCTTACACATGATGTCGTGACACTCGATAGACGATAGCTTACGTCCTGTAGCTCCCTTGAAGGTATGCACGACAAAGTTGAACAAGTCGATCAGAGGCGCTGGGCCACTAGCACGACCACCGAAGGTCTTGAGCCTAGCTCCCGCTGGACGCACTTTAGACACATCCCACTTAGGAACCTCACCGCTGTAAAGCAGTGCAATGACCTGACGTAGAGCCTTAGCCCAACCTTCCTTGCTATCCTTTACAACGATTGTAGTGTCGCTGTTGAATAGAGCATCTGGAACCTCTGGCAGCTTGTTGATGTACTGTCGCTCAACTGAGAACCCTACGCCTGTACCACACAGCAAGATAAACATAGCTTGATCGAAGCTCTTGATGTTCTTAACTGCCAGATAGCTACAGTTATACATAGCAGTATTGTCACGGAGGGCTGCTGGCCCCGCTGTCATAAGAGACCGCATGGATGGCATAACGTCAAGTGATAGGATAGCTTGCTCAATCTGACGAATGTAACTGTCGTCTCCTGCCACAGGCTTTACGATGTTCTCCATGTAACGGGCTACAGTCTCTTCCCATGTCTCACGGCGTCCCTCTTTGTCCAGCCACCGTGCATAACGTGACTTGTGGATGAAAGACTGGTAGTCTGTTGGTAGTGTATTGCTCATTCGCCACGTCCTCGCATTGTTTTATCTTCTTCTAACCACACCATACGGTCAATGTCTTCTCGGCTAATGCCAATGTCCTTTAGTTCTCTGTCGGACAGTCGGTTCAGTATCTTGACTGCCTGTCGGTGCTCTGACCACATCACACAGTATCGCATGAACCTAACGAATATATTGTTTACCCATCTCTTCTTCATCGGTTATCTCCTGAACCCTTAATCACACCCCGTCTGGAACGATCGTTTAACTTATCCATGTTAGTCTCTATTACCTCTGGCAGGTTACTGTAGAAGTAGTTAGCCAAGGCTGTCGTGTAGAACAGAACGTCACCTAACTCTTTTATGATCTCTTTCTGGTTAACCTTAGTGTCGTCACGGAGGTATTTCTTTACCTTCTCGGCTACCTCCCCTGCTTCACCTACGAGACCCAAAGCATTTTCCACTAGGCGGGTCTCACCCTTTGTCGTTATCTTACCTTCAACCCAATAGGAGTACTCCATCGGTGTCACGTTAACAATGCTGAAAGCATCAATGTCTTCTTGCGTAATCATACTGTTCTCCCGTAGAACTCTGTCTGTTTAGCAGGGTCTCTGGCTATGTCGAATAGATACCAAGCGCAGTTGTCTTTACCTACGCTTTTGCTATCCTCAATCCATTTGACCCTGCCTATGCTCACTACCTTAACGCAATACGACATCAAGATAGCTGACTGTTTCGTGTGCATCCAATCGGCATCAAAGAGTAGCCATGTTGGACACATCTGCATCCACCCTTCGATGAATGGGTGCAGTAGTTTTCTATCCCAAGGTGGGTTGGTGATACATAAGTCAGCACCACCGAAAGCCATGTACAACTCCAAGAAGTCTTTCTCACCCATGTTAATGGAATCATGTAAGCAAACTCTTGGGTCTCTTGGCTCAATATCACAAGCAAAAATACATTCGCTATGACCATCCGTAAGACTGTCTATGTGGTCTATCAGACGCCCATCTCCCGCACAAGGCTCGTAGTAGTCAAACGAGTAGGGCAAGTGCGGGATCAGGGGTTCAACTGCTGCCCTTGGTGTCGGGTAGTAATCCCTTGGTACTCTTTCAAAGTCACTACGTTTGCCCATACATAGCCTTTAGTCGTGACTGGGAAACAAACTCTGGGTCGTACATACCGTTCTCTAGCTCCCGTTTAACTACAATGCCTGACCACCACTCTTTGTTAGCTTGACCTGCCCAGCCCTCTGCTGCTCCCTTGTAGCACCCTGCGACCAGACCGATAACTCCATTAGGATGTGAAGCGTCTTTAAACTTAAGGTCACGTTTATGGCTATGACCACAAGTAGAACTATGATGCCTGTGAGCCAGTAGTGCATTAGCATGGTGCATACCAGACATAGCAGACCCAAAGTTGCCACTACTAAAGAAGTGAGCATATGAGACCCCATCGTAATCAGCAATCGCTGGAGCGGAGTTTTCGTACTCGTGGTATTCGTCGAACCACCTGTTAGTCTGGAGGTGGTCAAAAGATATGCCATACTTCGAGCCTTCAAGTCGAGGGTCGTGTTTAATAGCTTTCTTAATCCTGTTCTCATGGTTACCCTCAAACCCTATGTAAGCTGGTCGTTTTCGTCGGTGGTGTCTGAACTTCCATCGAATACGCTCCTGTGCATCATTGTAGTGTTCAATGTCTGCCTCATAACTCTGACTGACGATTGCCTCTGGGTAACGAGTGTCAAATGTATTTAATGACCGCATATCAGCGCCATCACCCAAGTCAACGACATAATCAGGCTTGAGGTCATACAAGAACTCGCCCAACCAGTTAAACCTCTCGTTACTCACAGTCGGATCAACGTGAGCGCATGAGAAGACTACTACTGTCTTACCTGCCATTATGTTTCCTTTATCCATTCCTCTGGGATTAACTTGTCTGCATACAGATAGCCATGCTTGTCGCACCACATGCCTAACGTAGTCTTTGAGCCTTTGCTTATCTTCGCCCTAGAATTAGAGAAGACAAACCGAATGTCAAGATCAGGGTGTTGCTTTTTGACTAACAGATGTTTCTTTCTGTCTGCCGCAACGAACCGTCCCTTGGATTCTATGATGATACCGTTGGGGAGTTCAAAGTCAGGTGTGTAGGTTCTAACCTCGTTGACCTCATACTTGATCTTGAACTCCTCGTACTTGAACGGCACTTTAAGGCTCTTTAGTTGGTCTGAGATACGATCTTCTAGCCCAGACCGATAACCATGCTTTATGCCCCTTGAGGTGGCTCCCACATTTGTTCGTCGTACCGCCTTAGCCATAGTAGCCTCGCATTTTCAATGATCCTCTCTGTGTCTCCATCGTAAGCCTTGACACATGCTTCCCAGAGGTCGTCTTCCGTATTGCAATCAGTAAGGATTTTCTCTGCTTTCTTAGGGCCAATACCATACAGCCCCTTGATGTTGTCTGCGGCGTCACCCGTTAGTATCTGAGTGTAGAAGAACTTAGTCCCCGACCACTCATCTACCTTAGTCCACTCACCCTTCACAAAATTAAAGTGCCAACAAGGAATTTGCAACATATCTTTATCAACTGATGCGACAGTGCAATCGTACTCTAATTCCGCTGCTGCCTTTGCGATAAGATCGTCAGCCTCCTCATTGTCACTGATGAGAGCATTATACTTGTTAATCATATGCTCCCTCGCCGTACCTAGAAACTCAGGCTTCTTTGTAGATTCTCTATTTCCCTTGTAGGGGTGGGACTTAGCAATCTCAAACCTAAAGTTTGTCTTTCCTGTTAGGTACGTTTGATACTCTGTAGGATGCGGAAAGGGAAGTTCGATAGTCT